GCGTTAGACATAGATCTTGCTAGTGCTTTTGTGTATCTAGAAGAAAGTCTGTCATAAAGGTTGTCCTCTATTGCTTCTTCTGTGATAGCGAAAGCTAGCGCGATCGTTTCCATAGTGTATCTTGCAGTGTAAGTCTCTTGTGCATCATCGTATGATACGCCTTGACCTTCTGCTTTTACATCTGCGTTAGCGAAACCAGATAACATTACTTCCTCTTCGAAAGCTCTGTCTGATGATTCCGTCGTATAAATTTCAGCGTGCTGATTTTCATACTTTTTATATTCCAGACCGAATAGTGCATTCAAACCTGGTTCTAGTTCTTTAACTAGCTGTGCTCGTGATATTGCCATGTTATTATGCTCCTATTATTGCCATGTTAGTGCGTTAGTCAAGTACTGGTTAAGATTCTGACATACAACTACAGTGCTATTCGCTGCTGCGTTATCGTTATTTTCAGGATCTTCTGCCATTCTTAACACACGCCATTGATTTGCTGTGTCTGATATAGTTCCAACTGTTAGCTCTGAACTTGACTGACCAGAAGTTTCTGATCCTGCCGCAGTTACAGTAACTCCACAAGTTCTACCAAAGTTTGCTTGAGTTATTGCTGCGTCTGCACTAACTGTAAACAGTTGTAGAGGGTTGTCGATTACGAAAGCCGTAACGTCTTCACTATTAGCCGGTGTAATCGGTTGATTATACCAGTTCGCCCATGTAGGTTTTTGAGTCGTTGATGCATTATAAAAAATGCCGTTCAAAATTCCTATAGACTTGTCTGTGATAGCCGCTTGTGCAGTTTTAATATATCCAACTTTGCTCTGTACTACAGAACCTTGGAACAAATCAACAGCATAGCCAGCATCGATAAGGTATTTGCCTTGTCCGCCAGTAGCTGGTGTTGAACCAACAGTACCTTGAGCGATCAAACCAAAACCTTGTGTGTTTCTATTTGCCATAGTTATTTTCTCCTTATGTGACCTGTCCTTGCGGACCTCCAGTCACGGTTAATGTTATCGTTGGAGAAAGAAATATTATTTCTTTGTACCACCGAAAGTGTGCTTAGAATTCCTATCAACACTGATAGGCATTCTCTTATCCTGATCCCTAAGTAAGTCGTTTTCGACTGACTCGTCTTGACCTTCAGTTTGTCTTTTCTGATAATCAACACGACTTTGCGCGAGTTCTTCGGGTATCCTTGCCAGGAGAAGGCCACCTACTCCAATCACTCCAGCGTATTTTCCGTCTAGCACTATAGGATATGAATCCGAATCATATTCGTCAGCTCTCACTAACTCATAACCAGATCTCAATCTACCATGAATATTCTTGGTGTCATTGAAACCCATTGACTCTGCTCTTATCCATCTGTGCCTAAATCCGTCAGGCGCTGGTGGTGCATCTAGAGATGATGGGGGCTTGTACTCTTTTGGTCTTTCAGTTTTTGACCGAGTAACAGCCGCACGAGAAGTTTTGTTTTCGTCTTTTTTCATATGCTTATGCTCCTTCCGTGAGTTTTAGTTGTTTTGCATACTCTTCGAGTGGCACACCTAATTTTTTAGCTATTGCTACCTGTGATGATGTGAGTCTCACAGTTTTGCGACCAGGTTTTGAGCTTCTGTTAGCCGAAGCTACCGACTGAACGGCCCTGTTCGTTTGCTTAGTTTCATTATTACCAAATTTATGAGGAAAGTCAACTCTTATACGTTTGTCTATTTCTACATAATATTCGTCACTCTTAGGATCAATACCTTCTTTTTCCACTAAATCCTTGTGAATTTCGAATGCAGTAAATGTCATGGCTCTATCTTGTCCGAACCATCTATTTTTTGCAGCCCAATTTTCAGCTTCAGGATCAGCTTCGGGTAATGATCTTGGAGTTCTTTCTGGTAATTTACCACCGTCTGATAGTTGAACAGGTTGCTCAACCGGTTGTTTTTTCATTTGCAGATTTGCATTCTCCAATGCAAGTGTTGCAATTTTTTTATTAGCCGTAACTTGAAGATTTGCATCTTGTGCTTCTATAGCCATTCTCAATTCATTTTGAGCTGACTCCATAGCACTTTCAACATTTGCTTTAAGTTTTTCAGAATAATCAGAATCAACTTTATTAAATCTTTCCTGATCGTGTCTTCTTTTATTCTCAACTACAGTAGCATATTCGATTGCAGCAGCTTCTCTTCTTTCTGCTTCTCTCATCTTACGCGTAAGTTTAGCAATTCTTGATTGCACACCTTTACTGTAATCTTCTAATTTTTCATCTTCCTTTTTTTCTGTGTCTACTATTTCTTCTGTTACTGTTTCCTGTTCCGTGGTCTCTGGAGCGGTATCAACTACCGACTCATCTTTTTCTTCAGGTACATTAATCTCGGTCTCCGGACCGGATGTATCAATGTCTACTGTTTTGTTTTCTTCCTCTGGCATAGTGTCCTTCCTATGTTAAAATTTGTGTAAGATATCTGTTGGATCTTGCACAGTTGCTAGTACTTCGTCATCGTTAAGAAGACGAACTTCCCCACCCTCAATTTCTATTCGTGATCCTGCATAACGTGCGAAGACTATCCAGTCTCCGACCTTGCACCACGGACCATGTGTGAATCTATCTTTATCTTGATAACAATCAGGACCCATCGCAAGTACGTTACCGCACTGTGATCCTACTTGTTGTCTCTCGATTGTTTCTTGTCCAAGTAAAACTCCACCTTTAGTTTTCTCATCCATCTTAAATGGTAAGACTAACATACGCCAACCTGTTGGTTGAGGAAGTTTAGTTGTTTCTTTTGTAACTTCTTTTTTTTCTGATTTCTTTACACCAAGTAATTCTTTATTTGGTGTTATTATTTTTGGCGTCACCGATGTTGATGACTGTTCCTCTGTTTTCATTTTGCTCCTTATCGTTTAGCAGGTTAGAGATTTCCTGACGCACTGATTCCAATGCATTAATCTGTCCTATTATATACTTGTAAGTTTCCATACTGTCAACCCCACCGGATGTAACCGATACGGCTAATGATTCAACTCTTTTTGTGATTGCTCTTCTTAGACTGTTTAGTACTTGTTCTGGTTCCATTTAACCCTTCCTTTCTATATGTGGCCTAATTATTATGACCTAACTGCAACACATGCGGGGCAAGATTTTCTAAATCTTTTGTGTGAACCACAATGTATTGGATTGTCTTCATAAACCGGTACATCCGGTTCAGGTACTTTAGTAAAATATTCTACATGTTCATCTACATCATCAGGACATTGACATGCCTTAATGTGAAAAATTTTACATATTAATTTTTTAATAAATTTCATTATTTTTTTCTAAGTATTTTACTTATTCCTCTTTTAGCTAGTCCACCTACAGAAAATCCTTTCATATAATCTTTATTATAAGAAGGATGATCTACGTCTACTAAATCTTTCCAAGAGGGTTTTGGTTTTTTTATTTTGATTTTCTTTTTTCCAGGCATAATTAACTTTTCCTTTTCTTAGCCATTTTTTTAAAAGTCTTAGCTAAAGCTTTTGCTCTTCCTGTGCAACCTTTTTTAGTAATCGGTGTACACTTGCCTTTAGTTCCTCTTTTTTTAATAGATTTAGTTGCGTCTTGTATCCAACCACCTTTAGCCATTTTAACTGGCACAGCCATTGTGTAACCATCTGCATTATGTCCAACAGGTGGTTTATATCCTGATCTCGGACTTGTTGCATGTTGCAAAGTCAAAGACGTTTGACCAGCGTTAGGTGATCTAAAAGATCTCATTATCTAATTATTCTCCTCTTGACTCGTCTCTTCTATCTTTAAAAGATTGAGACTTAGTAGACTCTTTACCATCTCTTTCACCTAAAGATTCATCTAACTTGTCGTTAGCTGTTTGTTTCTTAGGTGCTGACTTTGTAGTCTTACCTGAGAATCTTGAGATGTAAGGTCTTGTTCCGTAATCGTTTCTCATTTTTTTCCTCCGTGTTGTTTAAATATTTGTGTTCCCTTTATACCATAGATGCTCGCCACGACAAGGATCCACAAATTTGTGAACCATGACGGAAGCTCTGAAAACATCTCAAAAAACAATTTTACTTTGTCCATTGCTGTCGGGTCATCCGATACGACTGCCCAGGCCAGGATTGCGATTGGCAAACTTAAAATTATCAAAACTGCCTCGTCCTTCCAGTCCGACTGACGGGCTTCTAATAATTTTCCCTGGTAAGCTTCTTTTCCTTCAGCCATACGAGATGCATGCATAAGCTGTGCATCTGACATAGCCATCTTCGTTTTCTGCTTGTTAGCATAAATTTTACTTCCAGCAGAAACGGCTAATTTAATTGCCGAAAACCACATGTTAGTACCAAGTAGCTTTTTGTTTTCTAGCTTTACCAGTTCCTTTAACAGTTACAGTGTCACCTTGAGCAACATAGTTTCTTCCTCTGATACTTGACTTAGATCTTGGATCTAAATGTAAGTTCTGAGAAGGAATTTCTATATCAACTCCGCCACTAGCATAACCGTCTTTGTTTACTCCAACTGGTTTTGTTATTTTTGGATCCTTCATAATTTTCTCCTATTTTTATTTAATATACTATCTTCGAGGGCCTTTCAAGACATTTACGTCTCTAGCCTTCATTTGATCTGAGGTTAATTTAACATCAGCAGATATTAATGATTTTTCAATAGATGTATCTGCTCTTAGATTAGCTAATTCATCGTTTTGTTCAAGTTTTTCATCATTGATAGATTTAGCTTGCATCATTTTCATTTTATCAAGATTAATTCTAGCTTCATCCTCTTTAACTTTTCTTTCATTCTCCATAGCTTTTAAATCTACTTCTCTTTGTTTTAATTTAAGTAATGGATCGTGATCAAACTGAGATGTTATTTCTTTTTCTTCCTTCATAAAGTCTTCAGTCATTTCAGCAATCAAGATAGCTTTTCTTGCTTCTATTTTTTGAGTTACTTGTTGAAATTGTTGTTGAACTTGAGGATTCATTGTAGCCTGTTGTTGCATTTGTGGCAACATAGCAAACTCCTGCTGAAACTCTAATTGTACTTGTTCTTGTGCCATCAACGATATGTGCTCCATAATGTTTTTCTCTAACGCAGCTGTAATGCTAGGATTATTTCTAACAAAATTACTAGCCATAAAATTTAAGTGAGCAGTAACGTGTGCTCTATGATCTTGACCTGGAAACGCTTGAAAAGGTTTCATACCCATTGCATCAATATGTTCGATTGCTGGATCTTTTGGAGCATTAGGTGGAGGAGGTGGTAGTATTCTATCAATATCCTTTACACCAATTGCATTATACATTGTTCTGTACGCATTATACATATTATGCATTTGTGGATTAGATTGTGCTAATTGTAGTTGTGTTTGAGCCATAGAAATTCTTTGACTCATTGAAAATATATTTGGATCAGCTACAGGTAGAATATCTACCTTGTCATCAAAATCGGTTTGTTTAACATTTCTTGCAGCACCTGGAACATCATAAGGATATTCTGGTGGGAGAGATGTAGAAAATATTGTCGACAATAATTTAAATTCATTTTTAAGACCTACATAAAGTCTTTTATGGATTGCTGACATCACTCTTGAACCACGTTCTAAAAGAGCCACGGTCGTACCAACAGCGGCCTGTTGATTCCCGTCCCCAACCTGCATGTCAGCAATGGACGCGAATCTCTGTCCTGCTTGAACTACAATTCCCATCAACTGTAATAAAGTTTGTGATGGTTCCTTGTAAGGTAAGAATACGAAAGCATCTTTTAGATTACCACCTGGAGTGTCAACATCTTTAAATTCTCCTGGTTGTATATTTGCGGCATCATCTTTTACTCTGACACCTCTTTGCTTAAATCCTGCGGGTAAGTTTGATAATGTCCCAGCATCTAATAACTGACGGAGAGCCGCAGTTGCAGTACGACTCAATCCGCCAATCATATGTATTAATCCTAAACCATAAAATCCTAGTCCTGGCAGAAATTTGAAGTGGACAAAATATTGGATTTTTTTCTTGGTTGGATCGTTGGGCGCAAAGTTTCGTCTAATAGACAAAACTTTCCTACTACCTTCCTCGATTGTAACGATGTAAGGTAATTTTATTCCAGTTGGTTCTCCGTCGGCACCAACATCTTCGAAACCTTCAATATCTAGATTAACGTGGCATTCTAGAAGTGTATACATAGCTTCTACTCTTTGGGATTTTGTAAGTCCTTCGACTTCTCTCTCTTTTTCTTCTAAGTCATTCAAATTTGCATCTGTTGGTTTAGAAAGTTCTATATCTGAATAAAAACCAGCTACTTGTTGTTTACGTAAATCATTTTCAGAAATTTTAATTCGATGAATGACTGATTCCGCATCTTCTAATGAGGTAGCCGTATACGGAACAATCAAATCATCTGCAGGGATAAACTTAGAAACAGCTCGTCCCAATAAATCGTCATAGTAAACTTTTTTAAAAGTCGAACCTGATAGAGGTAGATAAAATAACATTTGATCAAACTCTGGTTCATATTCTTTCATTTGATCCATCAATTGATAGTTCATAAAGTTTTTCACTCTTTGAGCCTGTTGTTCTTTTTGTGGGTTACTCGCGCCCATTACTTGAGTTCGTACAGGTCCGTCTGCCGGTAATAATTCTTTATAAGCTAATGCTTGAAATTGTGTAACAGCTTCAGCAAGAACTGGGTGAGTTGCACCACTAGCTCCTTGAAATGGTTCTGTTCTATTTGTGTATTTAAATCCTAATAAATCTAAACCAGTAATATAAGCTCTTTCCCATTCAGCTCTTGAATTTTTATATTCCATGTAATCGTTTTGTAACTGATTACCAATTGGGTCTGTAATATCTTCTGGTAGTAAATCATTTAAATTTGCAAACGGATCTCCTTGTTCAGGCATTTGCATTGCATTAGGGTCAAAATCAATTGTAGCCCCATCATCGTCTTCTGTAATTTCTACTGGTCCCTTACCTAACGCGTCTGCAACATCAACTTCTTCCATTTGTTCTCTTAGAACGTCATCTTCCGGTCGCTCGTTAGGGAGACTTTTATCCATATCTGCCATATTTATTCTCCTATACTTTCTTAACTTGTTTTGATGGTAATTTCAACCCTTGTGATAAAGGTCCCTTTTTAGGTGGCACTGCCCACCATTTAAAACCAGGATTAGCTCTAAGCTTTTGTGCTAAGTTTGGTTTTTTCTTATTTGTTGGTTTATTTTTTATACTCATATTTACTCCTTAATCCTGTTATACCGCCTTCGGCTTTTCGATCAGCTCTATTAATATACTTAGTTGTATTACCTCCCATTAATTCAGGATATCTTTCTTTATATCTTAATACATCTTCAAATCTTATTAAATTATCAGGATCCATTCCTCTTGATAAGTTAAATTTATATAATTCTCTTTCATCCATATTATTAATTTGTCTTTGAAATTCTGCTTTTTCTTGTGGATTCATTGTAAAAATATTGTTTTGTACAAAGTTGCCATATTTACCAGAAGTAAAATAAACCTGTCTTTTTTGCATAGGGTATGAAAATTTATTTTCTTCTGCAATTCTATCCATAGTTTCTGCTTTAATATCTCTAAACGGTTTACCAAAAAATTCTTGTCCACCAATGTTAATAGGTGCTCCAGCTTCACTTACTTGTAGATTAGTTTTATAACTTCTAATCATGTTATCTCGTTCTGATATTGCTTTTGCAATTTCTTCATTTGATTCTTTTTTTAGAGTATTATAATATTCTTTTTTATCTTCAATTGTCGAATTAAAACCAAAGTCAGGATTTTCTCCAAACTGGGTAGCAACTTTATCAGCGTGTCTTTTCTTTGCATAAATAAGATCATTTATTTCTTGATCCTTAGCATTTAAATCAGTTGCTTGATCAAAGATTTCTCCATCACCACCTTTTGCTACAAACCTTTCTTTTATTTCCTCTATTTTAGCTTTATCACCAATTTTCCATGTATTAATCGACGCTGCTTGAATTGCATTTTTAGCTGCTACTTTAAAAGACTCACCCTTACTAAGATTGTTTTCTAAATCCAATACTCCAAGAACTATATCAGCTATACCAAATACTTTACCCACTGCACCAGCCCCACTTCTTGCTGCATTCTTTAAACCATTTGCAACAGCTTTTCCTGCTTTAGAATTTACTATTTTTTGAATTGTTTTATCTTTCATTAACAAGTCAGTGTTGAATCCAGAACTTAATGTAGTTCCGCCTTTGCCGTCAATGTAATCTATAGGTCTTGCATTTAAAAATTTATCTAATTTTTTTCGTCCTTCAACCTCATCAATTAAACCTGCATCAACAGCTTCTTTAAAAGTTTGTTCAGCAAGGTTAGCTTTAATAGTCAAATCATCCATGCTTCCTATTTTAATATCACCTAGATCTTGGTCTACTAAACCTATTCCAAGTTGTTTAAAAACATTATTTCCTCTTTTAACAGTTAAATCATTTGCATCTATTGTAATTGGGTTAACTCTATCTTTTAACAAAGGATACTTTTCAACTGTTTTGTCTACAAATTTTTGTATGTCTTCATTTAAAGTTATTATTTTATTTTGTAAATCTGCAGGAACATTTTTACCTGCATCAATAAATTTTTTAGCTTGAATGTATAATTTTTTTTGTTCTGGGTAGAATTTTTTATTTAAGTTATTTTCCAAAGTTTGAACTCCACCTTTGTTTTTTCTTACACCTTTTCTGTTAACTTCATAATTTTGTGGATTTAAATCTTCAGGTCTCATTTTTTGTTTTAACAAATATAATTGTTTTATACTTGATTGATGGCCCATTTCAATTGGAAGCAGCTCTCTAGGTTTTCCACTTATTGAACCTGATGTTTTATATTTTTCTAAACCTAAAGCTTCTTGAATTTCTTTTTTATATTTATACAATTCTTTTTCATAATCTTTAGAACCCAGTATATTAATTTTTTTACCTCTTCTTTTTGCAGTTGCATCTTGAAGAACACTTACTGGGTCAGTTTTTAATCTAGGTCTTGGTTTTTTTTCAAACGTTAAATTTTTAAATTCTGGTTCTTTTTTAACAGCGTTTACTGCTTTTCTAAATTGATCGTCATTTGGAAAAAGATCCATATCTACAAGTTTTCTTAAATCTTCATTAGAAAAAGATTTACCACCTACTTTTATAAGATCATTTAAAGCTGTTCTAATTTCAGCTTGACCTCCAGTTTTTTTTTTAAAACCAATTTCTCGCCCTGGAGAGTATTTACCTGTGTCTTTTTTAATTTTTGGAATAGACTCTCTATATTCTCTTGCAGCTTTTAAAGCGTTTTCTTTACTACCATAATCACTAAAGTTAAAAGTTTTATAAAATTTTTCACCACCTTTTCCTCCAGCCTTTCCACCTCTAACAACTGAAACTTCAAAAGAATCTGATTGACTTAGTTTTCTAATATTGGGTCCATATTCGCCACTATACCCGGGCCGTGATCCGTCAGCATTGGGTTTTACCATCTGTCCACCATCAGCTGCATTTTCTCTTATAAACTCTGGAGCAAAATCTTTTAATGGAATAGGTTCTCCTTTAGATCCTTCCGGTCTATCTTCTAGATATTTTAAATAATATTCTCTAGTTTCGTCTTCAATTCCAGCCATAGGATTTCTATCTTCAAAGTCATCGAATGGATTTTGTACAGGCGGTAACTCTGATGCAGGTTTCATGGTCCCTGGACCAAACTTCTCGTTTATCATGTCTTTAATTCTATCAGTCTCAGCGCTTGCTAATCTAAAAGCTTCTTCGTCTTCTTTGACTAATTGTTGAAACACACCACGACTATCTTGTGAATTTAGTGCGTAGTTCTTAAACCATCCCTGTGCTTTAAAATAATCGTTGCTCATATTAAGTTGGGTCGTAGTATTGACCTGTACTATACCCCTCCGTTGCAAACTCAGTTGGATCCTCTCCCATTTGTTTTAAAACTTTTTTCTTTTTAATAGATTCAGATATATCTTTAATTAAAAGTTTTTCACCACCTAGTTCTGCAAGTTCTGATGTATCAGAATACAAACCTTTAACATCACCTACAGCATTTTCTCCCATCGTTAATTCATAATCATCAACACCAAACATTGTTTGTTCTGGAATACGTTCAACTGCTTCAAACTCATCTGCTGGTTTAACACCTTTAGTTCCTTCATCAGCGATGCCTGGTGTGTATCTCATGTTGACACTTTCACCAAGTGCAGTGTTACCACCAATATAATCTATATCAATCTCACCACTTCTTGTGTCATAATAAACATCAACTTTACCAGTTGGTGTGTCTAATGATTTAACAACCTGACCGTCTTTAACTGCTTGTTTTGAAATATCTGTACCTTCTCTAAGAGCTTTATTAACTAATGGTTGTAGCCACGCCGGTGCGCCTGAGCCACCTTCAATAATTACTTCGTCAATTACTTTTTTGCTTATGGCTCCTGATTCTTTTCCAAGTATTTTAACAAGTCCTGCTTTAAGAGCTGCAACACCTGCTGCAGTTCCACCTAAAAATTTTAAAAATCCTCTACGAGCTATATCAATACCGCCTCCACCAGCATAACCTGGTCTTTCACCCAATAGTCCTGCTAACCCACCTTCGGCATAACCTTTTTGTTCTACATACTGGTCATATTCTTCTCGTGTCATAGGTTCAGCATCACTAAAAAAACCACCTTCGTCATCAAATTTTTTAGCTACTTCAAAAGTTTGATCAGGATCAAAAGCACCCGTTAGTTGTCCAATCTTACCTTGTTTATCAATAATATTTTTTTGTTGATCTGTAATTAAACCTAAAGTCATATCTTCCATATTATATTCTGGATTTGTAACTTGTTGTTTTGTTTCATCGTATATATTTTTTAATTTCATTAAGTCTCTAAGTTCAGTTCCTAAAATCATAGGATTGTACATATAAGCACCTGTTCTTAAAATTCCTCTTGTAAGAGGAGTGTTGTAACGACTACTTTTTATTTTATCTATTGCGCTTGGGTTTGTTATTGAATTTATTTCTTTTGCTGTGTAGCCTGCGTTAACCATTGCTTGAACTGCGTTTTGTCTATCATTTCCTCTATCATCTGGTCCACCTCCAACTGCAGCTGCACCAGGAGCAGTACCTGAAACATTACCTTTTTTATCTCTTCCTCCACCTTGGTAACCTTTGTCGGATGCACCCATAGTACCACCGCCACCAAAAGCTGCTCTACCACCTGCGAAACCTATACGACCACCTTCTGCATTATTTTCTCTAAAAAAAGAATTTGCAAAGCTTGATTTTGACATTGTTCCACCACCTTTTTTATAGTCATGCCAATGATCTAACATGTCTTTTACTTTTAAATAATCTTCAGGAGTAAGACCACCACCTTTAAACGGAATTCTCATGTTGTCATTATCTTCACCGAGTAAATAATTTAAACCTGTTGAGGTAGTTGCTTGTGATCCGGGGGCCGTGATTCTTGTTCTAGCCATCAAGGCATCCGAACCATGGCCAATGTCTGATAGATCAGGCTCCACGGTTGCCTGACCACCGCCATAATATCCTGCACGACCGCCGGTTGAGTTTTTAGTTCTGCTTGTGTTTTTAAAAGTTTCTATAATTTCTTCCTCACCCTTACCTTTTTCCATCATTTTAAAAGCTTCATCAAGTGTTCCAAGTAGTTCTGCTTTTCGTTGTGGGTTATCATCTATTAAAATTTTATCTACTAAATCGTCCGTAATTCCTGGATACTTTTGTTTTAATCTAAATCTTTCAGCAGTCTGAGTTGCACCTAGACCTTCCATTTCTTTTATAGAATCTTCAAAATTCATTTCGTCAGCTTGTTCTGCTTTAACTCTTTTATAATCTTGATCTAAAAATTTTTCTAACTCGTCTAATTCCTCTGCATCATCTCTACTAAATAATCTATAATCCTTTGTAAGTTCTGCTTCTTCTTGTCTTTTTTTTAATAAATTTAATCTAGCTGGAGACTTTGATCCAGGTTCTGGATCTAATTTACCTATTTTATATTGATCGTACATGTAGTCATACTCATCTTTCATGTCTTTTTCTCTTCTTAAAAGTTCTTCTATAGTTTCATCACCTGCAACATTAAAACCTCTACTATCTTCAGCGTCATCTAATATTTCTTTGTAGTAATCATAATCAGGTGTTTTACCATCTTCCATAAACACACCTTCTTTTTTACCTATGCTACCTTTAACATACAAGTTGTCTGGATCTCGTTGAAAAACCCAATCGTTAGATTGGTCTACAATTCTATCAATATCTTTTTGTGTTAAATTTTTATATTTACCTTTTTTACCAATAACTTTATTAACTTCTTTCATAGCTTCAATTGGTTCTTTCTTAACAATCATTGCTATGAATTCATCAACCAATTTACCACCAGCAAAACTAGCACGACCACCTTTTGCAAAATTTACATCATCGTCTGGTGTTGGAGTAACTACTTCTTCTTGTTTAGTTAACGTTAAAGTTCCATCACCAACATATTTTTTATCTTTAACTTTTAATAAATCTTCACCCATGTTTTCTTTAAAAATTAATTCGTAGTGATTAAAGTTTTCACCTTTCTCAAATGCACCAGGAAAAGTTCCAGCTTTTTTATAAGCTTCATCGCCGTAAATTTTTTTAAATACTTTTATCGGATCATCTTCCATCATTGGAGAATATTCCATAATTCTAAACTGATCGTCTTTGTCTAATTTAATTCTACCATTTTTATATTCGTTTTTTAAAAATGTTCTAATAGCAGTTCTAAGTTGACCTTCTTCATGCATACTACCACCAAGGTACTTATCGCTTTTTGCTTTTAACGGTTGACCACCTGTTTCAAAAAAATCTTTTAAATCTTTTTCTGCACTTTTTAATCCTGCATCTGCATCGTCTTTCATAGTCTTTGCAGTTGAATTTAAATCTTCAAGAGTTTTTTTTAATTCTAATTGAGTATTTTTAAATTTAGCCATCTCTTCCGTAGAACTTATACCTCCAGAAACTTTAATAGGTTTTCCGCCAAACTCTTTGTAGTCCATTATGTTATTTAAAAAATTCATTCGCTCAACATCGTTCATACCCTCAATAAATTGTGCTTCTTTTCTAAAAATATCTAATACAGTTCCAAAGTTTCCACCTGTATCTCTTTCAGCTGCTAGTAAACCTACTTTTGTAGCACTAGACTTGTTTTTAGTAGCAAGTGTTTTAACATTTGATGATTGTTTTTTGGATACATCTATTCCAAGGTTTGCTAATGACTCTACTAATTTTGTGTATACAATTCCTGCCATTTTTAATAATACTCCATAATCCTAGGTTCTGACTTCTCGTCTTCGTAATCTTCTGGATGGGGTAGGAATCCTCCCTGCCTGAATCGCATAACGGCCATAGTCATACTATCGACTAAGTCATCATGATCGCCATAAGGAAATGATGCACACTCCTCAATGACTTCTTCTGCAAACTTTCTATCAGGAGCCCAAATTAAACCGGCCTCGAATAGCGGTGCACAAGAATTTACACGTACGTGCTTATCATTACCACGACTTGGCGTAAAAGTCATCACTGGAATGTCCATTTGACGTAATTCATGAGTAAGGGGTGTTCCCGATGCTTTTTGTTCAACGATCACCATGTCAGGTTTCCAATATTGATATTGCTCTAACGCTTGTCGACGTAATTCTGGAAATTCGTAACGATCTTTAATAGAATCTAGCAAAATTAAATTTGGTTTAGAGTCTTGGTTTGGATAAAACACTCCCCAAGTGGTAATAGCAGAATAATCGGCTGTTTCTTTTTTTAAAAACGCAGTATCATAACTTTGAATGATGTAATGACATTCCGGAAGATAGTCTTTGTCCCAAGTTTGCCACCATTCACGTTTTATTAGTGCTCCTTCTTCAGAAGTTGGCTTTTGCATCCATTGTGCGTTCCATTTTCCAACTGGAAGTGTTGCTTTCACCTTCTCTAACTCGTCCATTTTCCAATATTGTGGCCAAACAGGTTTTTTCTTTTCACCATCACCTAAGATTGCTGGAAATTCGACCACGTCCCAGTGATCACCTTTAACATCTTTTTGATTATCTAATAAAATTCCTGTTAAATCTTTTTTTGACCAACGTGTCATAACTAAAACGATCTTGGCTCCTGGTTGAAGTCTTTGACGTGGTCCTGATGTGTACCATTCATACGCATTATCAAATGCAGAAGCTGACATTGCGTCTTGCTCCGAGTGTGGGTCGTCAATTATTAATAGGTCAGCACCCCGTCCGGTGATTGCACCGCCGACACCAGCTGCAAAATACTCGCCACCTTGTGCTGTTTCCCACCTACCAGCGGCCTGGCTGTCTTCTCTTAATCTTGTATCAAATATTTTTGCATAATCTTCAGAGTCAATTAGTGTTTTTGCTTTACGACCAAACCTTACAGCAAGTTCCCCTGTGTGTGTTGCTTGAATGATCTTTAATTTTGGATTACGGCCCACCATCCACGCTGGTAATAAGTATGAAGCGAACTCAGACTTCGTGTGCCTTGGTGGCATGTTAACAATTAGTCGTGTAATTCTACCTGTTGCAAGGTCATTAAATTTTTTAGCTATGACCCTGTGGTGAGGTCCCTCTATGAACTCGGGCCACACAGCTTTGACAAAGGACATAAAATCGTCTTTAGCACGATTTTTAATTTTCTTTTCAGCCATCATTACTTGTAACTGTAAAAGTTCTTTTCTAACGTCAGCAGGTAATTTACTTATATCTATATCTTTTAAATTCATAAAAATTTTTTATAAAATTTTTTGCACCTTTTTACAAGTGAAGAAGTTTTTTACCACCATTAACTGTCTAAATCAAGCAATACAACCTGAAGTAGTGGGACCCCTTTTTATATAAAGGTGTATCGACTTATACAAAGCAAAGTTAATTGACCTTGGTCCTGGTACCTCTATTGATTATATAAATTATATGTGTGTGGGTGGGTGAGTATTATAAATGGTGGGTGAGTGTGTGTCCTACAGGACACACACAGTTTGTGTTCTTTAATCTAGTAGTGTGTAGTATTGTTTAGTAAAGTATTTACTAAACCAATCTAATCCTTTACGATGTGTCTTCCAATCTTGTATCTGTTCTGCTCCCATCAATGTATCATAGACAGCAACAGCAAACCAAGGCAACAGCGCTGGCTCTCCACTAAATCTATTCTTCAC